AGCATGTGCAACCGAGAGACCCCGGATCTCGCCGCACATGGATTTGTATTCGGAGAAGTCTTTCGCTGCTCCGTCCACGAGAGCACGGGCGATGGATTCCCGGTGCTCTTCGATGTCTTTCAGTACCACGGAAAACGCAGTGGTTGCCATGTTCATTCCCTCATTTCTTGGATCAGATTGATCAAAACATTCTTCACTTTCTCCTCGCCGAGGATTCCGTTGAAGTGCTCCACAATTTCTTTGAGCGGCAGTCCCACTTCACGCCACCCGATGATGTAATTCCTCAGCCGTTCTTCCCAGACGTTCCTGTACTTGGGACCGTCCGGCCTCGTGAACCTGTGTATCCAGCGAAGGGCTGGCAAGCACACGCACTTGTGGCCTGCGTTCCTGAACTTCTGATGGATGTAGTACTCCTCCACCGCGAAGCCTTTGAATCTGCTGTTGAACCCTGGCCATGCATCTTTGCGACACGACATCAGGCCACACCCCTGGGCCTCGATCTCAAACGCGGGTGCGTTCTTGTTTTTGGCTCGGTCATCTGCTTCCCACTTCCCGTACATGCCGGAGCCCCACTCCGGGCGAAAGTGACTGAAGACGTTGTTGCTGTAGATGTCGTCGTACAGGAGCGGGCCTTGGATCAGGTCGTGGCTCTCTGGGTTGTTGTCGTAGTAATCAATCAGGGCACGGATGCCGCCCGGCTCGATCAAGACGTGGGAGTCAATGCAGAGGACCAATTCAGTCTCTGCATGTTTGAACACCAAGTCTTTGGCAGCGGCGTTGCCTTTGGCATCTCCCGCCGCGATGTACTTCCCCTTGACGGTGTCCTCCACAAACTCTTTGATGTGGGGGGAATGGATACTCTCAGGAGAGTTGTCAACCACGAGGAACTTGATCCTCTCGCGGTTGACGTCCTGGTGGTAGTAGCGAAGGGCTTGAGTGGTGAAGAAGACTCCGTCGTAGTCCTCGTACACCGCCATTCCGATGGTGAGTTTTTCAGGAAAGCGCACTGAAATCCTCGCCGGTTATTGGGGTTTCGTCATTGGCTTGCCCTGCTTGGGTTTCATCACGGTCTTGAGCATGTCGGCACGCAGCCGCTTGTCGTTCTGACGCGCTTGGTTGGTCTGCCGCATCTGCTCTTTCTGCAACTCCGCAGCCAGACGCTCACGCTCCAGGCGAATCTTCTCTTGGGCGATGGCGAAGTCACGCTGACTGTCCTGCTCCTTGCGCTGCAACTCTTGGGCCTTGAGTTGCAACTCGGCCTGAGCCATCTGCAACTGCGGGTTCTGAGCCATCTGTTGAGCCTGAGCCTGTTGTGCCTTCTGCTGGTTGGACTGCAACAGTTGTTGTGCAGCCTGGGCCACCAAGCGAGAGAGTTGAACCTCGGTGTTCTCGTCCAGTTCAGCATCGGGCGGAGTCAACGGCACGCCCAACTGTTCTTCGACCTGTTGACGATACGCAAAGGCCATGTGCTCTGCGACGTGGGCCATGATGGCTGCGCCCATCTGCTGCGCCATCGGCGACTGGCCAATCATCTGAGCCACCATCGGGTCTTGCAGCAGACTCATGTGAGTCGCGATGTGGGCTTGGTGGTCCTGATAGATGAATGCCTTGGTCGGTTTACCAGTCAAGAACGACATGTTCTCGCTGATCGGATCGCGCGGCTTCTGGTCGTCCTCCACCGGCACCAACTTCTCGGCGTTCTTCACGCCAAGCACCTCCAACATCTGACGGTGCAGCATCGGCAGGTCGTAGATCTGAGGAGCGCCTTGGGCCAGTTGCAGCGCGGCTTGGTACTGCATGATTCGCTGCGCCATCGTCGCTGCGTTCGGATCAGAGACCGGGATCACCTCAACAAGATCGTAGTCCTCCTGCTTGGCAGCACGGTTGCCGCCCACCGGGATGTACGAATAGTCCGGCGGCATGTAGTCACGGATGATCTTCTTGAGGAGTTTGAACTCCATCTTCAGGCTGTCGTGCACACGGGCCTGAACAGCCGACATCGTCTTGAGTTGCCGCTCCAAGAGGGCCAGTGTGGTGCCCACCGGGGCTTGCGCCGACATGTCGCTGATCTTCAGATCAGCAATCGCAGCCAGACGACGACCCTCATCGGTGATCTTGTCAAGCAAACCCGCCAGAACCTGACTCGGCTCCTTGTACGGCAGGTGCATGATGTTGTCACGGATCGTGCCGGACGGGACATCTACATCGCGGAACTCACCAGGGGCAATCGGTGTGTCGTCACCCTTGACGCGCAAGCCTCGGGACTTCAAGCCACCGGGCAGATTTGATAGCGTGCCCGCGTCTACCAACTGGCGAATAATCGCGGTCCCAGCACGAGCATAGCCACCAATAATATGAATATAGCCAAGGCCATAAGCACCAAAGCCAGGGATATAAGTGTACTGAACGAAGTGCTGTCGTTTGAGGTGTCGTTCATCGTCTTCTTCCCAGTTACGACGGACCGACAGCACCTTTGACGAACCGCGATCCACCGTGATTACATACGGATACGCAACGCCATCTTCACTCTCATACCCAGCCAGATCCCAGTCCACGTGGATCTCAAGGATCTGATACCGGTCATCGTCCGTGAGGGTGTAGCCACCCTCCTCGGCTTTCTTCTTCTCAATGTCCGTGAAGATCCGCACCGGCTCACCCAACTCCACGTCGCGGTAGAACCCTGCGGCCATCAACTTCTTCAGGTCATTCTTTGTCTTGCGCATCACGTGCGTAACGCGCTCGGCCTTGTACACGTTGGACGCGCCGTACGGCATGATGATGTCTTCTGCGGCGATGAACGGCGCAGCCTGACGACCCATCGTCGGGTCGTAATACACCTTCTTGAACGCAGCACCCGCAAGGCCCAGTGAATACAGCATGCGCTCATGCTCAGGTCGGTACTCGATCATCTCGTCCGTCAGGCGATAGTTCATGTCATCACGAACCCGCTCTGCGGCGTCCTCATTGACCCGGGTGACTTCACCGATGATCTGCGTCTTGACCGGGCCTTGAGCCGGGAACGTCTCAGTGATCATCTCCGACTGGAACCGTATCGCAGCCTCAGTCAGCAGGGGCGAGTACACACCGCAAGCGCCAAGCCAGGGCTCGGCACGCTCTTCGTACTTCATCCCCAGGACTTCAAGACCCTTGACGTACATGTCCGACCAGTCCTTGCGGCTGGAGATGTCTGCGTCCACCAGACCAATCAACTCGGAGGCCAAGTTCTCCAAGTCACCCTCGTCCATGTACTCGGCAAGGTTGGCGTCGAAGTCTTCAGCGGTCTCGCTCTCAGGCTCCAGTTGGATCTCTACGCCACCGATGCCGATGGACATACTCTCTGGATTCTCTACCTCAATCTCAATGGCAGGCTCACTGGCCATCCCCATGAGTTCGGGGTCCATCGGAGTCAGTCCCTTGTCGATATTCGTCGCCATGATCGTCCTTAATAGTATGCAGCCCTGCGTTGGCTCTTGAAGAACTGCGGCTCATCCTTGGTATCGCTCGGGAGTTTGATGAACCCGCCCTGCCTGAACCGCAACAGTGCTTGCGTAGTCGAATCGACCAAGTCGTCGTTCGCCCCACTGGGGAAGTCATTGCACTCTTCAATGACCTCCTTGGCCCACCTGCGGTCTGGTGCCCACACTATCCCCGATGAAAACAAATCGGAAACAGCATTAACCCGACTGATCTTATCCTGCCCCTTGCCAGGAGTAAATTCACCAACAGGCACGCCCATGCGCCTGATCTCTTGGTACAGCGCCGCGCCGTTGGACTTCTTCTCCACCACGAACGCGTCCGGCTCCCACTCCTCATACTCCTCAAACACGAGTTTCTTCAGTTCAGGGAACTCCATGCGCTTCTTGATCGCGTTGAGCAGAATGATGTTGTAGTTGTTCGTCTCTTCGTTGAAGAACACACCCCAGGTCGTCAAGGCGTTGTAGTCCGAACGGTTGTTGGCTTCCTGCGCCGCGTCTAGGGACATGATGATGAACTCGCACTCGGGCGGCTCCTCCTTGTCCCAGATCTGCCACCATTCACGCTTGATCAGTGCGCCTTCTTCAGAGACGGGGTTCTGCATGTACTGGGCCTGCCAGTACCGGGGGTCCATGCCTGCCTTCTTGGCCAGTAATTCCTCAAGCGACCAAAACTCACTCCACAGCGGCTTCTCGTTGAGGATCGCAGGAAACTCCACCACCTCCCACTCGTCCACGCCGTCTTCCTTGGCCATCTGATTGACGATCTGGCCAGTGAGATCCAACTTGCTCCACCGCGTCATCACGACGATGATCGCGCCGCCGGGCATCAAACGCTGAATCGGACCCGACTGGAACCACTCCCACGCCGGGAGAAACACGTCCGCTTTGCCCAGTTTGGCCTCTTGTTCAGAGTGTGGATCGTCAATGATGAACAGATCCGCGCCACGTCCGGCCAGTGCACCGCCCACACCGATGGCGAAGTACTCACCGTTGAAGTTTGTACCCCAGCGAGACGCTGATTTGGAGTCCGCTTGCAGTTCTACCTGCGGGAAGATGTCTTTATAGAGGTCGGATCCGACCAGATTTCGCACTCTTCGACCGAAGTTCACCGCCAAATCGGCGGTGTGGGAGGCCATGATGACCTTCTTGTGGGGGAATTTGCCCAAAAACCACGCCGGAGCGAGGTACGAGATCAACTCAGACTTGCCGTGGCGCGGCGCGATGTTGACGATGACCCGTTTTTTCTTCCCAGAGGCAATTTCCTCGAAGATATTGGCCAGTCTGCGGTGGTGCGGACCCACTTTGTAGCCTGGGTAGACGTGATCTGCAAAAGTGAGCAGTGACTCACGCCCTACAGCCTGAATTTGCTCGGTTTCCCAGGCTTTGAGCAGGTCCAAAGTGCGCTTTTTGTCCTCCACCGACATGGTCGGCAGCAGGTTCTTGAGCAACTGGATCTGTTCAGGCGCAATTTTCATCGGTGGGGGCCGGAATTTCCCGCGCCTGTACGTCTATCGTGCGTTTTTCCAGTTTTTCGAGGGTCGCAAGCAGTTCTTTCTCGATCTCTTCGACCGATTGCTGCTTTATCGTGACCTCCGAACGCTTCTTGAACGCGTCCACACCGTCAATTTCACCCAACGCACGTAGAGCAGTAAGCCGTACCTTCGCATCTGGATGGTCAGTCTCCGCCACGAACTTGTTGACCACATACTTTTTCAGATCCGCGAGTTCTTTGACGACCAATGTGTCGTGTTGCGCGACCAATCCAGCCAGATACGCAAGGGTTGGATTGGAGTACGTGGCCAATTGGGGCGACACGGAGGGGGTGGACATCATCTTTTGGGCGGCTTCAAGAGCCTTGCCCCTGTCTTCTTCGCTCACTTCGATGGGTTTGCCCGTCAGATCGGAGATCATTTTGACCGTCCGAGCCCGCATCTCCAATTCTTCGCGTGAAGAAAGTTCGGGCATTGCCTCCGTTGCAGAGGCAGGCAGGGGAACGTCGGCGTCAACGTCCGGTATCAATTCGTTCATGGAGGAAATCGCACTCCTTTCTATAAATATAGCACGGGGATTGGAAAGGAGGTAGGAGTCCCATAGGGGGAGGGTTTCTACTTAGAGGGGGTGGGGGTTGCTTGGTAGCGATGTGGTTTTGGAAAAGTGGGGGGTTGTTTGTGCAGATCATGGGGTGTGGGGTGCGCGGGAGTCCCAGTCAGCCAGTCGGGGGGTGGGGTATGGGTGGGTCGATGCGGCGAGAGTTTGCTTTTTGGAATCAGGATCAGCTATACAAACATCATGGGAAGCGCACAGGGCGCGACCCGCAACCCGGAGAGCAACATGCAAACACTCTGGTACTGGCTGACTCGCTACATGGTAGCGGTCGAATGGGATGGCACCCGCAAGGTGCACTGGGCACGCAACGCTGACGATGCCCTGCAATGGATGGCCTGTTACCCGGCTGACGCCGTGGTGATGGTCGGCAAGCGCGGGACGCTGTTGGCGGCCCGCTACTAACCCGAGGGGGCTTCGGCCCCCTCTCTTTTGGAGACTGACATGACTTCATTCACTGTTGACTACAACGTCTACCCCGATGGCGAGAAGCGGATCGCCGCCGCGCTCAAGGACTGCAAGCAATGGCTTGGCACTAGGCAATACCGCAAGATGGTTCGCCTCTTGGTTGCAGATCGGGGCCGCACCTCTCGCAACTTCGTCTTCCTCAGCCTCGCGCTTCAAGGCGTCCAAGGCTACCCGGCCGAGGTAATGGTGCAAGAGTTCTGGTCACCGCAACGTGACCTGTTCGACGCTGAGTAACACCGGGGGCTTCGGCCCCCTTCTTTGGAGACTGACATGGACTACACGATGACCCACGAACAACTACGCGGCCAATACCTTGAGGCACTCGATGCAAGCACCGGCTACTCATTCACTATCAGTGAACTGACGGCGCACATTGAAGATATGTCCTACGAGGACATGATGAAGGCATACGAAGAGATTCCCAATCAGTTCAAGGATCTCTGATCAGCGGGGCTTCGGCCCCGCTTTTATTTTGCCTATTGAAGCCAGTTCTTTGTCATCGCGCGAGTATGGGCGCGAGTGCATGCGGCGAAAAGTAGCATGCTACGAACAAAATCAGGCATATATAAATTACCGGATCGATTCGGCGCGGTGCTGAATCGGACGGGCAACCCGATCTTACATGGAGCAAGATCATGAGAAAGCAAACCACCTCGATTTCCCGTGCCAAGGCTTTTGTTGCCGACGGTATCAAGGGCAAAAGGAAAGATGCCCGCAGCGCATATGAAAGCGCCAAGATACTGACAGATGCCCGGGTTTCCATGACCCTGTTGATTGCTTGCTTGTTGGAGCGACTCGGTGATTACGCCAAATCCGGGTTTGCATATGTTGGCACGGGATATTCCTACGGCGCAAAAAATAGTGTCCCGACGTTCTACATGTCAATCAACGATGCTGAGGGGTTTACCGACCCTGCCGTCATGAGCGCGCTTGAATTCCTGACAAACGAATTTGTCGAAGGGTCAACGCAGGATTACCCGTCCAGTATGGGCCGGTCCTACCAATTCGAGCGGCCCGATATGCGCGTCGAATTGGTCGTGTACGTGAAGTCTGATTCACCTACCTGCCGCCGCGTGGAGGTTGGCCAGGAAACCCAGACGGTGAAGAAATACAAATTGGTCTGCGACGGGCAGGCTTGAGAATCGGCAGGGCTTGAGAATCGGCAGGGCTTCGGCCCTGCCTTTTTTGTGGCCCATTGATACCAGTTATTTGTCGTCGCGCGTGTATGGGCGCGAGTCTAACTAGCGTGTCTGATGCGGCGGAAACTTTACTTTGGGTATCGGAATCGGCTATAACTTAATTACCGGACAGCGGGCGCTGTCCGGATCAATGCTCAACTTGGGAGAATCCACATGAGCGCAAAGCAAAAACCCCAGTCCGGCCCCGCAAATATGAAAGATGCGGGTTATCGTTTCGCGAAGAATGGTGACGATAGCAAAAGTATCGCGCTATATGTTTACGAACAATGCCCTGATTTCATTGACAACGCCCCTGATGAAATCGTCAACGAACTTGTAGCGGGTTATGCCCTGCGGTTCCATGAGAATCGCGGCGACAAGTATTTCATTCGTACCGATAGCGTGATGGTTCCCTGCGAACCCGATACCAAAGGCGCTACCGTAATGAATGTCCATGTTGCATTCGGTTACACGGGACAGCAATTCGGGAAGCTGAAGAATGAGGATCCCGCGCTGCATGCGATTATTAAAACGGTACGGGATGATTTCTCAGGGTATCGTTTCGACTGCATGGGGTCACTCAAGACCCGTATCCGCAAAATCATCAACGGCGGTAAGACCCGCGAGCGCGGTTCTAATGATGATTTCATTGACGCACTGCACAAAGCATTGGTCAATTACGATACCCGCGCATTGAACGCGAAGAAACGCGGTGATGAAACCGCAGATCAACTCAAGTTCCGCGTAGCGCGGGATGCGTTCTGGAAGTCCTACACTGGCAAGAACTTCGGGGTCTGATCCTACCCACTGAGCCCGGCCCGGTCGCAAGACCGGGCCGGGCTTTTTTTGGCCTCGCGGCCTTGAAGCCAGTTCTGTGTCGTCGCGCGTGTGTGAGCGGGTACGCGTGGTTGCGTTGCGCTAAGTAAGAAATCTGACATAGCCGACACGCTAAGTAGCGTATTCCAATTTTCCAAAGCTCCGTTCCAATTGGAATGAACACCTGGAAAACTGGAACAAACAATCTGTAGCGGATTGCGTTACGGATACGGATCGATGCGGCGACTCCTTGACAGGGCTTGAGTTTGTTCCAGAAATTGGAACGGCTTTACACAGAACCGAGATTTCCGGAAAATTTTCCAATTGTGCGGTGCACAATTGGAACGTCGTAAGTGCTTGATTCTAAACAAGAAAAGGCGGTTATCCACAGCGATTTTCCAATTTTCCAGAAATTTCCGTGTAAAGGCGGGGTTCCGAGAGGTACTGCGGATTCATACAGTACAGCAAGTGCAAGACCCCACGCCGCCACATAGCCCACTTTGAGGGCGTAAAAAGCATCGCCCCAACCCGCAGCCCATTTTTGGAATGCTTGGAAAACTGGAAATACTACTACTACTACTACTCTAAACTATTGATTTTATTCATCTTTTTCCTTTCCAACTCCGTTCCAAAAACACGTTCTAGTTCCAACCCTATCTTTACACAG